ATCGGTTGCGAGAAAGATACGTTTAGATTTGGACATAACCGAATCGGTTTTGAACGAATTTTTTGAACGTACCGAAACAGGGTATTTCAACAATCGTTGCCATGTCGAAGTTACGAAGTATCAACATCAAGTTGAAAATAATCGACAACTCGGAAAGCGAGGCGGCAGGCCGTCAAAAACCGAATCGGTAACCGAATCGAAAGCCAACCATAACCCTAAGAAGATACAGATACAGAATAAGAATATAAATACATCGTCGAAATTCGACGAGTTTTGGAATGCTTGGCCTGCATCCAAACGCAAGGTCGCAAAGTCCGAGTGCCAGAAGAAGTGGGCCAAGGCTGGGCTTGACTCTGTGGCTGAGACCATCATTGCGCAGGTCAACGCTCTCAAGGTGACCGACCAGTGGACTGGCGGTTTCGAGCCAGCACCGCTGACGTACATCAACCAACGTCGTTGGGAAGACGATGCAGGCACGCCAGCCGTAGGCAGGAAGGTCATATGACCAAAGACACAAGTGGGCCAGAGTCTGCATTCCCGAGCACATTCAAGTCATTGTCTCCAGAGGAGCAACAAGTCCACCGATGGGGCATGACCCTGCGCGACTACTTTGCGGCAAAGGCTATGCAGGGTCTTATTGCCAATAACAGCACAGACCCGTTTGATATTGCTCAAGCGGCGTACATCATTGCTGACTTCATGCTGAAAGCGAGGAAGGCATGACTCCCGTTGAGCGTATGTTGGGTATGCTGACCAAGGTCAAGGGCCGCAATGGTTCTTGGACGGCTTGCTGTCCTGCTCACAACGACAAAGGCCCATCACTGGCAATCCGTGAGACAGAAGATGGGCGCGTTTTGCTTCACTGCTTTGCAGGGTGCGAGACGTTGAACGTGGTGCAGGCTTTGGGCATGGACATGACTGACCTGTTCCCGCCTGACGACAAGCGCCGCGAGTACCCAGTCGAGGGCAAGAAAAGCATGAAGCCTGCGTTCTACGCCAGCGACCTTATGCGAATCATTTCGTTTGAGGCGTTGGTAGTCTCCATCTGCGCCTACGACATGAGTCAAGGCAAGAAGTTGAGCGAAGGCGACAGAGAGCGAATGAAATTATCACAACAGCGAATTGAAGAGGCAATGAAATATGCAAACGTCTGACGTGCAAAAAAGAGCGCAAGAATTGGACGAGGCCCGTCGCATTCGTATTGTCAAGCCTGACGAGGTTGATTTTGAGAAGTACCTCAAGGCCAATGACGTTGCGCAGAAGGTCAAGCAGGCAAGCGAGTTTTTGGATGAACTTCAAGACGAACTTGCAAACCCTGTGGTGGAAAGCCATCAGACAATGCCTTGGCCCAAAACCCATCAAGGTTTTCAGTACCGCGCTGGTGAGGTGACGCTTTACGCTGGCGGCAATGGTGGTGGCAAGAGCATGGTCACGGGCATGATTGCCTTGGGCCTCATCAAGCAAAAGCAAAAGGTGATGATTGCATCTTTTGAGATGAAGCCTAAGCGCACATTGTTTCGTATGCTCCGCCAGTTTGCAGGCGAGAACATTGACTTGCCACGTTACGTCGATAAGAACCGCTACCTCACAAGCCTGTTTGACCGCATGAGAGGTTATGCCTGTGATTACCTGTGGCTGTACGACCAGCAAGGCACTGTCACTGCACAGCAGGTCATCGCGGTGTCTCGCTATAGCGCCGTTGAGTTGGGTGTGCAACACATTTTCATTGACTCGCTGATGAAGTGTGTGTCTGGTGAGGACGACTACAACGCACAGAAGTCTTTTGTTGATGAGTTGACCTCGTTGGCCCGTGACCACAATGTTCATGTCCATTTGATTCACCACATCCGCAAGTTGCAGAGCGAGGAAATCAAGCCCAACAAAAACGACATCAAGGGTTCAGGCTCAATTAGCGACCAAGTGGATAACGTCCTGATGGTGTGGCGTAACAAGAAAAAAGAACACGATGCACAGAACGGCTCAGTCGATGCAATGATTCCAGACGCCTACTTGATGTGTGAGAAGCAACGTAATGGCGAGGCAGAGGATTGGTACTCGCTTTGGTATCACAAGGATAGCCAGCAGTTTGTCGAGCATCACGATTCTGTCCCTATGTCTTTTGACAATGGGGGAAGGTTTTGAATGACAAGGAAGAAAAAAGAGCAAGAGACCGTGAGCATATGCACCGCTGTCTCGTTCGGGAGGTCATCAAGATGCGTATTAAAAATCGCGATAGCGCATACCGTTGGCTCAAAGGTTACGTTGACGACTCTGGGAGGTGGAAGAAGGGGTGGAACGAGCTTCACCCCGAATCCAAACTTGAAGAAGATGTTAAAGACCAATGGGCTAAAGGCAACCGAGGTAACGAAGGAGAATGGAAATGAACTTTGAGAAAAACATACTGTCGCAAGGCCAAGCGTTTTTTACGCAAGACCAATTTAACCAAGCACTGACAGAGGCCAAAGCCGAAATCATGGCGGTGGCAATACAGACAACCAAGCAGGCCATTTTTATGGAGCGTCAAGCCTGCGCCGAGATGGCTTTTGCTTATGAGGCAAAGCTGGCTGGCAAAGAGGATGACGAGAATTTTGACTCGCCCCTTGCTAATGACATCCTTAACCGCATACCTGCACAACGCCAATGATTGAAATTACATTGCCTTGGCCTCCAACGGTCAACACTTACTGGCGCAACTTTAACGGTCGCACCATCATCAGCGCAAAGGGGCGCGAGTACCGCAAGGCTGTTGCTGACCAAGTCCTGATTCAACGTGCCGCCAAGCACATCGACTACGCGGTGAAGGTTGAGATACAAGCCTTCCGCCCAGACCGTCGTCGTCGCGATTTAGATAACCTGCTGAAGGCGTTGCTTGACTCCATGACTCACGCTGGCGTGATGCAGGACGATGCACTTATTGAAGACCTGCGCGTGTATTGGGCAGACGAGATTGGCGGTATGGTCAAAGTAACCATAGAGGGGGTTTTATGAAATGGTTTTTGTTGTTGGTCGTAGCATACTTTTTGTTTGCTGGAGACCCGCCATTGATTGACGACTTGCACGATTACGTCACGCAGTTTACCAAACAAAAAGAAAAGAGTTGCACATGAAAACTGAACCAGATTTGATTGACATATTTGCAATGCTTGCATTGATTGGTCTTTTGCAAAAGCCATCCAAGGCATTAAAGTCAAAAATAGATATTGCCTACGAGGCTTACGAGCAGGCGCAGGCAATGGTCGATGTACGCGAAGACTTCGTGAACAAGAGGGGTGATTGATGGATGCATTTTTAAATGTGATGACTTGGTTTTTTTTGTTGTCTGGCGTTTTGTTTTGGATGTTTGTTATTTTTTTAACGTGGTATTACTGGCTGTGTCAGCCTATAAAAGGAGAGTAAATGTTTAACACATTTGGAGAGTTTTTTTGGGCCTTCATGTCGCTGTCTGGATTCATGTTTTGGATAAGCGTTGTGATTTTTGTTGGTATGGTAATCAAGCGCAATCGCGCAAAAAGGAGAGGGTTCTATGAGCAATGAAGACCGAGACCCACACAAGGCGGTGGACTACATCCTCAAGCACGCCGCGCTCTTTGCCAAGGCCAAGGCAGAGCGCACATACATCGAGGAATATCGCAAGTCACTGAAATCAATTCTGATGAAGCGAAGCATGGAGACCGCAATTGGGGCGCAAGAGCGCGATGCATACGCGCACCCTGAGTATGTGCAGTTGCTTGATGGATTGAAAGAGGCTGTGCTAATTGAGGAGCGCCTCAAATGGGACATCACGGCGGCGACCTTGCGTGTCGAAATATGGCGAACAGAACAAGCAAATAACAGAGCAGAGGGAAGGGCAACAGTATGAAAAAGATTTTTATTGCAGTGTGCGCAGTGAGCGCATTGGTCGGGTGTTCATCCAACAAGGAACCGCACGTCACTGTGCAGAACCTCATCATGGATAGGAACATTCAACCCCTGAGTCGTGGTGAGCAGATTGACGCCATTAAGGACTGCCAAGAGGCTGGCCTACGCGCCCGCGTGATATACGGCAAGCGCTACGTCAACGGCTACAGCACAGAGACCGTCATCGACGTTTTGTGTTCAAACAAGTATGCGTTTTAATTCTTTTCAATGGGGCGTCCTCCACGGTCTAAGCTGGGTAATGGTTTTGACCGATGGGTGGATAACCCACACGCATTATTTGGCAGTCGTTGGATTTGTTTTGATGATTTATTCAATGTGGAGGATGACCATGAAGAATGATGAAGATGATGAGTTTGACCGTGTCCTGCGAGAGCAGGGTTACAGGACTATCGGGGTTTATCACAAGCCGATGACTGACGCGGAGTTGGATAACGAGTTGCGCAACGGCGTGCTAGAAGAGGTGGCGCTTGAGTTTGAAAAGATGCGTAACGGTGGAGACACTGTTGCCTCGTTCGCAATATTTGTAAGGGGCATGAAGCGTGACTGACAAACCAAAGACCTGTCAGGTATGCCGCCTGCGACCAGCAGACAAGCAAGTGAGAACCAGTAGGGGCGCTCCGCAGTGGCGATGCCAAACGTGTCACGATTTAAAAAACAGGGCTGGTTTTACAAAGGGTAAGCAATGACTGAGAAACCTAAAATTATTTTTGCTGAGGGTTGCTTTGATGGCTTTGAAGGCACACCAGAAGAAATGGCGGAAATGCTGGCTGACATTCATAGGATGGCTGAGGACGGAACTTTATTTGAGAACTCTCAACCCGTTGATGAGACCGACGAAGAGTTCATCAAATTCATGCAGTCCAAGATTGCCCCGCGCCAATGACCACACTTGCAGAGAAGAAGCACATGGGGCGCGTGGCTGAACTGGGGTGCGCAGTGTGCAGGCGGATGGGGTACGAGGGTACGCCAGCAGAACTGCACCATCCAAGACGTTTAGCGGGGGGCTGGGGGCGTTCTAACCACATGAGCGTGATACCGCTATGCCCAGAGCATCATCGCGGCGCTACGGGCCTGCATGGCCTTGGAACCAAGGGGTTTGAGAAGCACTACGGGTACGACGAGGCCGACCTTCTCAAAGATACGCTGGAATTGCTAGGTGTTGCTACGGCACAACATTAGGGTTTTCCTTAGAAAATATTTTTAAAAAGTTGTTGACAGCGTTTAATTTGGGGTTAAACTAGCATCACTGACCAAGCAATAGTTGCAAGGCAGGTAACCAAACGAAAGCGAATTATGAAATCAAACGACATCCAACTCACCCAAGTCGACGTACTGGGTAACCTCTTGGCTCAGATTGCTGAGTTAACCAAGCAAGCTGACTCCATCAAGGACGGCATCAAAGACGCCGCTTCTGCTGGTGGCGACAAGGTAGTTGAGGGCAACCTCTTCAAAGCAACATACATCGAGAGCAACCGCTCAGTGGTCGACAACAAAGCCTTGTTGGCTGAGTTGGGCGCGACTGCCGAGCAGATTGCCCGTCACACAAAGACCACTGCGGTGTTCTCTGTCAAAGTAACTTCACGTTAATCGGAGGCGGATATGGACTTCACATCAATCTACGAAGAAGCAATCTCCGCCGCTAAGGCGGCTGAAGCAGAGTTCCAAGCCAAGTATGGCGAACCAGCGTACTGCGGTTTTGCTTGGGTCGACCTGCCAAGCGCACGCACACCGTTTGTGACTTGGTGCAAGAAAAACAACGTGGGCCGCAAGCATTGGCAAAAGGGCTGGTCTATCTGGAACCCAGCAGGCAACTTCACCCAGTCGATGGACATCAAAGAAGCTGGCGCTCATGCGTTTGCTGAAGTGCTGACCAAGCATGGCATCCCCTGCTACACGGGTTCCCGCGCAGACTAATCAACGGGGGCTTCGGCCCCCATAACCGAAACGAAAGCGAATCATCATGGACAACTACACAGCAACAGGTTTAGCAGAGGGCTTTATTGAGGCCGAGAGTGAAGAGCAGGTATTGGAGGCGTGGCAACACTTGGTCGACACGGGGCTTGCATGGCAACTGCAAGGCTTCTTCGGTCGCACCGCCGCCTCGCTCATCGAGCAGGGTTACATCAACGCACCACAGGGGGCTTAATCATGTCAGCATTTCACGTTTCTGATGACCACATCAACATCCTTCTGTCATGGGCGCGTAAGCACAACCCCATCGTGCGGGTGGATGACGTTCGATTTGACCTGACTCAGTCCGAAGACTATTGGCGCGTGGGCGCGGTTTTGCGGGACGCCAACAACGCCAGTATGTTTGCCCGTTACGGTGACAAGCCAGAGGACTTCTTGCCTAAGACCGTATCGGTGTCGCATATTGAGGCCATCGACATTATTTCTGGGTGCGATTGTTTTGACTATCAGGCTTGCGAATACGACGGTTGGAAAAGTTCTGGCGCAAAGAGTCTTATTGACGATATTCGCAATGTGGCCTCACGCAAGATAGTAGGGTACGGGCGATGCTGGGAATTGCGTTTGCCACAGGTCGAGGAGGCCGCATGAAACACGCACAAGCAGACTACATCAACGCAGGCTATCGTTACGAGAAGGCCAACAGCGCCGACAAGGCGCGGGCCGTAGCAGAAGGCATCCGCAAGATGCTTCAAGACGAACACATCGACGAGCAATCAGACGCACGCTACTTTGTTGAGCGTGGTCGCAAGGAAGCAAGGGAGACAGCATGAACAAACAACAAATAGAAGAGTTCATGGACGAGTTGAGTGTTGGCAGAACTATTCGACAATTGCCTTCCGAAGATAGAAAAAAAATGTTTCAGCAATTGGTTTCAACGGCCCCAGAATTTTCTGCAAAACAGTTTTCTAAATTTGGGTTAAAGGGTACTTTTGGCTTGAGTGACCAGCACCGTGAAAAAATTTCAATTGGCATTCGAGCATCATTAGAAAAAAAGAAAAGGAATAAAAGTATGAACACCGACCACATTATTCACAACAGCGACACCCAGCGCATGGAGTGCCAACACTGCGGCTTCAGCGAGGCCATCAAGATGCCTGCGCCCATTGATGCCATCGTGGGCAAGATGGATGCCTTCACAAAGGCCCACGAGGGCTGTAGACGCCCTCAAAGCGAGGTGGTGATGTCTGACTACATCAAAGGCTTCGACGCGGGCTATGGCTACGTCCTGAACGAGATTGAGCGATACATCAACGTGTACCCCACTGACGTGTTTGCGGTGAAGGAGTTGTTGGCCCACCTGAAAATGGAGGATAAGCTAGATGGGACGCCGCCGAATAAGTCTTGAAGGCCGACTGCATGACTACGACCCAGAGGTAGGCCGACTTTGGCGTAGTCGCAATGATGAGCCAGAGCAAGAGGTATTTGACCGCTTACCTTGGTGGATGTTGACCCCATACGAAGACAAGGACACCAGAATTGATTTGAAGCGTTTATTCCCTACGGCCTTGGAGACACTAACCCACCGAGAACAAAAACTGCTTTGGTGTCGTTTTTGGGCTGATTACACCCTTGATGAAACTGGCATGGTGTTTGGCGTGACAAGGGAGCGTATACGCCAGATTGAAGCCAAGGCTATTCGCAAACTAAAGCACCCCACCCGTTCCGATGTTCTGCGTACTTTAATGGAATTTTGCCCACGCAAAAAGCGTTTAGAAGAACAGGAACAAGAGGCATTGAATAAGTGGCGTGAAGCCTACCGTGAAAAAGAAATGTTGGAGCGGCACACGCAATACATGGAAAACCAGTTAATCAAAAAACTTTTGGAACTTAGGCTCGGTATTGAGGAGAGTGGTGAATGACGGATTTGTTTGGTTATGAAGAGTTTGACTGGCGCAAGGAGTGGCAGGGTATGCCTGAGTTCTTTCAGGAAGACCTTACGCCTTACCGCGTCCTCAATCTGCGCTTTAGATGCGAAGAGGACGTACAAGAGTTTGCCAAGTTGGTTGAGCAGGTCATCACGCCAAAGCAAAAGGCACTGTGGTTCCCTCATGCTGAGTTCCGCAGGGCGTCGCATTTGAGGTATGTCGATGAATCCTAAGTACCCCATCTACATTGTGTCCAAAGGACGTTGGAAGACGCGCCTGACAAGCAAGGCGTTAGACCGCATCAACGTCCCGTACTACATCGTGGTGGAGGCCCACGAGTGGGGCGAGTACGCCAGCGTGATTGACCCAGCAAAGGTGCTGGTGTTGCCGCCTGAGTTTCTGCGGGATTACGACACTTGCGATGACGTGGGGGATGCCCGTGGAAAAGGCCCCGGGGCCGCACGGAACTTCTGCTGGATTCACAGTAGCTTGATGCACGAGTCCGAGCGCCACTGGGTCATGGACGACAACATTGCTTCATTCAACAGGCTCAACCGCAACCTCATGGTCAAGGTCACCTCTGGCACGATATTCAGGGCCGCAGAGGACTTTGTTGACCGATACGAGAACGTCGCCATCGCTGGGTTCAACTACGACTTCTTTGCCAAGGCCAAGGAGCCTCTGCCTGCCTTCGTAATGAACACCCGCATCTACTCCTGCTTGCTCATCAAGAACGACCTGCCAATGCGCTGGAGGGGGCGTTACAACGAGGACACTGACCTGTCCCTGCGGGCGCTCAAGGCTGGCCTCTGCACCGTGCAGTTCAACGCATTCCTGCAAGAGAAGGCCACCACCCAAACAATGGCAGGTGGCAACACTGACGAGTTCTACGCCAAGGAGGGAACCCTGCCCAAGTCCCAGATGCTAGAGCGCCTGCACCCTGACGTGGCTCAGGTGGTCTGGCGGTTCGGTCGCTGGCATCACCACGTTGACTACACCGTGTTCAAGCACAACGCCTTGGTGCGCAAGGCTGGCGTGGTCATTCCAGAGGGCATCAACAACTACGGCATGGCGCTGGTGGAGAAGGTCTGAACCCAATCAAGTCCCCCTTCTGGCATATCCTTCAGCGTGAAATAGCCGCTCGGAAAGCATTAGGGAAAGCACCTACAAAAAGTTCTTGACGGTGTTCAGTTTGTTTATGCTACAATTAAACCACTGCGATGTGCAGGACAGCGAAAAGAAAGCGAAACATGACACACCCATTTGAAAAAGCAAACCTCGGTAAGGCTCCCTTCTCTTGCACTCACGTCACAGAGAACGTGTTCGCTATGCCTGACGGCACGACCAAGGCTGGCGGTTGCTGTGACTATTGTGGCACTGGCATTCGCTGGGAGTTCTGGATTAAAGGTTCTATCGCTGGCGCACGCCAGTTCAAGGTCGGTTGCGATTGCGTTGCCAAGACTGGCTGGGGCATCGAGGGCTTCGAGAAGGTTCGCGCTGACCACACCCGCGCACGCCGCCAAGCTGGCGCACAAAAGCGCCGTGAGACCCGTAAGGCGCAACTCGCCGCTGAACGCGCTCAGAGGGACGCAGAGCGCCAAGAGGCTACTCAGGCATGGCGTGATGCCAACAGCGCCGTAGTGGCCCGTCTGACGGCCTATGAGGGCACAAACAGCTTCCTGCGCGACATGATCCAGAATCTGGCGCAATGGGGCAACCTGTCCGCCCGCCAGCTCGAAGCTGTTGAGTCCTGCTTCGCCGTCATCGACCGCACCGAGGCAGCACGCGCCAACAGCCAGCACGTTGGAGCAGTAGGCGACAAGGTCACCCTGACCATTACCGTCGAGCGCATCATCGTGCTGGAGTCCCAGTTTGGGACAAACTACATCACGATCGCTCGTGACGAGCAGGGCAACGCCATCACCTACAAGGGCAAGACCGACATTGGCAACAAGGGCGACACCAACACCGTCAAGGCCAGCGTCAAGGAGCATACGGTTTACAACGGCATCAAACAGACCGT